GTTACAACTCTGAACAACAAGTTACCTGTAACTGCTGACCATGGAGATGTACCTGAAGTTGATGTAATAGTCAAATCAGAAAGGAATGTTTCTGTGTCGACTGTGTTACCATCAGGACCCATTAACTTACCGTATGAACCTGCGTTAGAGAAACCTGACATAACAAGTAATACTTTTCTGTATTCACCTGCAGTGTAACCAGATGCTACTAATGAATCACCTACCCATACTACAGTTACGTTTGGTGCAGTTACAGAAGAGAACTGACCTTTAGAGTAATCGAATAATCCTGGTGGGTCAAGAGCTGGTTCGTTACCTTCGTAGAATCTATCGTAAAGGTCTTTACCGTTGTCTGCTCCATAACCTTGGTTAGGGTTGTTCTGACCTGAATCAACTGCTTCAGGTGAACCGATTGGTGCGTAGTGTTGTGTGCCGCCAGCGCCACCAACATACTGTTGAATTTTAGGTACGAAGTAGAACAATTTACCGATAGGTAAGTTCATTGCTTGTACTGATACGATATCGTTAGCCAATAATTTAGAGAATACTCTTCTAACGATAGGGAAAACAACCGTCTCAAATGAACCTGTGTCAGATGTAGATGATGCTTCGTTGATTAGGTAAGAAGCTTGGTTTTCGTAAAGTTGAGCCACATTTTCTCTCATGTGACCTTTCAAACCTTCCAAGAAACCTAACTTATCCCATTTGTTGATTGTGTCTTCTTTGATAACTTTCAAGTGCTTAAGACCGATGTTACCAACAAGACCTGATTCTAATAATGCTCCCATTTTAGTTTTTATTTAGTTTTGTTTTAGTTTATTTTTATTTTTGTAATTTACTCATTAAATCTTTCATTCTTAAGAACTGAGGATTTTCATAAGTTTTTGACTCAATAAGATTTGTAGAAGCTCCTCTTGATGGAGTCTTAGCAACTTTAGCCTCAACTGATTCAGAAATAGTTGAGGTTTCTTTGCTTTGATATTCTTCTTTCAAAGTCTTATAAAGAGTCTTTGATTCTTTTAAAGATTCAACAGTGTCAAATCTTCTCAAAATGTTAATTTTTTCTTGTTTTGTTGTTGTGTGCTCAGTGAACAATCTCGTTGCGTAAGCTAAGTTTGAATTGAAAACAGCTACTTCATTTAATTTTTCTCTGAAAATATTTAATGCTTTTCTGTATTCTTCATTCTTTGCTCTCAAAGATTCTACTTCTTTAGCCATCTCACTCTCAGATACAGTTCTTACCTTTTGTTTTGGTAAACCGTGTCTTCTTGGGTCGTTCTTAGAACCATTACCCAAAGTACGAGCAGCTTCAGTTGTTTCAGCTTCTTCTTCCTCCGACATTTCAAATGACTTCTTTTTCAAGTTCATACCAACACCCTTAGGTTTAATAGTCATTGAACCTTCTTTCATTTCACCGTCTTCCATTTCAGAATCTTCCATTTCAGATAGGTCAAATGATTTTTTCTTAAGGTTCATTCCCATACCTTTTGGTTTAATAGTCATTGACTCCTCAACCTCACCTTCGAATGCTTTTGTTTTTTTATTCATACCTTTTTTTGTTGTGTAATCTTCATCACCTTTATGGGTTTTTGATTTTTCACCCTTTTTCCCGTAGTCACCTTCACTCATTTCTTCGTACTCTTCATCAGAAGATTCATCTTCATAATCTTCCGTTTCATCTTCGTCTTCAGAAATTTCGATTTCGTAAACTACATCGTCTTCTTCGTACATCTCGTCCATTGTTTCTTCATAGTCTTCACCTTCTGTGTGAATTTCATATTCAACATCAGAATTAGTATCCTTAAGATGAATTGAATCTTCATCTTTAGAAACAATAATACCATCTTCTTCGCCCATAGCTTTGAAGACTTTTAAGATTTCATCATCAGACGCAGTTCTAAGGTCTAAAGGTAATAGAACTTCTTCTTCGTCATCTACTTCTAATTCATCACCAGGTAGGTCCAAAGACATAAGGTCTTCTTCACCTCCTAATGTTTCATCAGAAAATTCATCGTCAGATTCTTCATCATCAGATTCTTCATCGTCCATTTCAAGTTCAGCTTGTTCTTCCATTTCGTGAGCGTGCTCACCTTCTTCCATTTCTGATACTTCTTTCATAGACTCCGCTTTTTCAACCTCTTCAAGAGATTCCTTTACTAGTTCACTGATTTCTTCCTTCATAGTAGAAGCAAGTATTCCTTTTGCATTTTGAGTTACGGCTTCTTCCAAATTTTTCATTTGTAAAAGTGCCTCTTCAACTAAAGATTTTTTTTCGTTTTGCATTTTAGTTTTAACAAGAGTTTGTTTATTTTCCTTAATAAATATCTCAGTTTTAAAAAAAGTTTATTTTTTAATGAAATGGCAAAAAAAAATCGGGTTTTAGCCCGATTTTAATTTTTAATATTTTAATAAATTTTTTATTCGAAAACTTCGTCAATCTTACTTTCACTTACTGAAGTAATTCTCCAATCGTTTGTAAAACCTTCAAACTTTTTAGTAACTTTAGCTTCAACATCAGTAACACTGAAACCTTTTACCAATTTTTCTTCTCTAATTTTTTTTACTTTGCCAGTGTCAGTATCGACCAAGTCATACTGAATTTTGGCCACAAAATATTTTTCGTCCATAGTTTTAATTTTTTTTTAATAACCTAAATAATCGGAAAGTCTTCTCATTAAGTCAACAGACTTATCGTTTTTTGTAATGTTTTCAGGTGATTTTTTTTCTTCCTCTAAGTTTTCTTCGTATTTGTTTTTGTCTTCTTTATTTAAAAACAAATAAGCTCCTGGCGTGGATGGTGAAGATACTAAGTCAAAACAAATTAATTCAAAATCATCTTGAACTTCATTTTGTTCTCCTTTCTTAGCTAAAGAACCAATACCTCTTGACGATACTCCCATAGTAACCCCTTGTCTCATTAAGTTAGCTGCAACATCACCAGGTGATGAAACTATACCTCTTTCATGGAAACCTGGTGTAGTTAATAATTTAATCTTACCCATAAGGACATTACCCTCCCACCATACATCAGTAATAAGGTGAGATACTCTTTCCAAATCAATTAGTGAAGATTCAGGGTGATTTAACTCAGATATAGAAAGACCTTTGTTAATTGCTTTCTTATATTTTTCAACTTCTCTCTTTAATATCCTCTCAGGATAAACTCTACCATTTCTATTTGGTACACCATATTTCTGAAGTGTAGCGTAAAATTCAAAAGGTTTTGAGTGTTCTAACTGACCATAAGATTCTCTTATTACTTCAGCGTTTCTGAATTCGTTAGGTGATACTGTTCCCGCATCCCACTCAACCAATATACCATTTCCTAAATCGTTTGGACCTAATACTCTCATTGTATTTTTTTATAATAAATACTATGGAATATCAAATGTTTTTTGATTTTGATTTTGATAGTTGAAAATATTCCGACCTTAAAAGTTCATCTTGATAAACAGACTTAGCAATTTTTTTAATTTTTTCTTTTAAAATTTGTGATTTAAATTCAAGAGAATCTTTTAGAAATAGTGTGATTTCTAAACTCATAAAACTTTTTTTATTTAGTTGTATCCCACTTGAGCGTAGGTCCAAATCAACAATAGAGTTTTTTTCAAACACATCTTGGTCAATAACCTCTAACAAATTATGTTTAATTTGTCTATTTAAATTTCCCGTTACTCTATCCCAATTTTCTACTTCCTTTATTGGTTCAACCCAAGATTGTATGTTTATGTAAAGTGATTTAAAATTTATTGAATCTACAGTTCCGTACACACATTTCGCATTATCAAAAATTGATAATTTCGATGTTTTTCCTTTTTTCATTTATTATTTCATCTAAGAAGTTTTATTGTTTGATATATTATAATCAAAAAAAAAGTATTTGTCAAAAACTTCCCAAACTCAACTATATTTATTAAGATAGTATTATGATAGTAATAGAAGTACAAAAAGGTGAAAGTATCGAAAAAGCGTTAAAACGATACAAGTACAAGGTCATTAAGACCAAACAGATTGATATGTTACGTGAAAGACAGGAATTTGTCAAAAAATCGGTAACAAAAAGAATGAAGAAACAAAAAGCCAAATACAAACAATATCTCCAACACATAGACACAAAATAAAAAAGTCCGACTAAATCGGACTTTTTCTTTATAACCCTTGTTCTAATTGTTTAAGTTTATATAACGAAATCAAATCAGATTCACTTTCTTGTATTTTTTGAATTGTATTACCAATCTTTTCTTTTAACTCAGAATCATCTGACTCAGCAATTTTATCTGACAATTTTAATATAACGTTTTCTTTGACTAATTTAATTTCTTCTGAAATTTGTTTTTTATTCAAGGACAATAAAGATTTTAATTCTTTTTTATCTTCTTCAGAAATATTTGAATATTCTTTATTGAATGTATTTGTAACAATTTTTAACATAGATGAAAGTGGAATGTTCACACTTTCTTGAATGTTTTCTTTTTTTGTTGAAAGTAAAAGACTTTTAATTTGTGTTTTCGTCTCTAATATTCTTTCAAGATTTGTAATCTTATTTTCGTAAACCACAAAATCAATGTTGGAATATTCATTTTCAACATCACCTTCTAAATTTGTTTTTACCCACTTATATAGTTCATCAATTTTTTTCTGATTAGAAGAAATTAAATCAGATAATCTTTCGAACGATTCATTAACGTATTCACCTGCAATATCTTTGTTGATACCTTTTTGTGCCGATAAATCATTATATATAAAGTACATCTCAGAGATGGCTTTGTCGGATAAGAAGTTCTTTTTGAACTCTTTTATAACGGTTTTAAAATTTTCTTTACCGTATGATTGAACGATTAGATGGTCTAAATTTGATTTAAATTGTCCGAACTTATTCATAATAATTTTATTAATAAATATTACTTATTCAGTAACTCATTAAGTTTATCTTCAATTTCACCCAAAGATTTTCTTCCTTTGGACAAATCAAGTATATCTTGACCTCTCAAAATGTCATCCTCAATCAAAAGATTCATATCTCTATCTTTGATTGATTCGGGTGTAACTTCAGCATCACCACCACCTGGTGCTGGTGCCTCAGGTGTTTCAGGAATTTCAGGAGCTCCCGTTTCTAAAGATGCTGGTTCACCAAATCCACCTAAATCACCAATAGCAGGTTCTGTTGTTTCACCTGCGGGTTCTTCACCCGGAGCTGGTTGTGTTCCTTTATTACCGTATAACTTATCCAAGTTATCAAATATACCTGTCTTAGTTATTACTTGAGGTGTTTGTTCAAGTTCAGCGGCTACTGCCTTTTCAATTCTTTGTTGTTGAATATCAAGTTTAATTTCTTCATCTGAAAAACCAAGAATATGTTTTTTAGCCCATGAAGATGAAACTGCCTGTATACCATTACCAGGGTCACCAACAGCATCTTTGTAAAGAAGAATTTTTTCTTTCCAAGTTTCTAATTTTAACAAATCAGCTTGTGATGACGGGTTTGTTAATCCTAAAACAAAATTGTTTAGCTCATCTTCAAATCCAAGAATGTATAAGTGAATAATTGCAATCTTATTCATTTCTTGAATCATCGACTTTTGAATTCTGTTAATAGTTCTTGCAAAACGAATATCTTGCAATGATAAATTTTTACCATCACCTACAACATCTTCAAAACCTAAAAATGCTTTAGGAACACGAAGTGCTGTTAACAATTTCTTTTGAATGTATTCAATATCCGCAATCTCGGATAAATTTTGAGCTCCAGGTAAAGTGTCAATTGGGTTTGGCGCATTTGGGTCACGAACAGGAATAAAAAAGTCTTGGTCTACCGCCATTTGATTAAATCTCAAATCAACATTACCTGTTTGTGGGTCTGAAATTTGGTCCCTTTTAAACTTATTGGCAACTCTTTGTACATATGGTTCAACGTCTTTGTCATCCATATTACCAACAAACACTTTGAACACACGTCTTTCAGGTGCTCTTGAAGTTCTATATACTAACATCGCATCTTCTGACAAAATTAACTGTTTCCAAATACGACGGGCTTTTTCTAGCATTGAGGTACCGTAAGGTAACTTTCTATCATCACCCAATAATCTAAAGTGAGCTATTTCCCATGTGTTAAATTCTAAACCTTTTTCATTCCAAATAAATTTCAACGCTTCTGCAGTGGCATCTGTTTGATATTTACCTGCAGAAATTTTCATTCCTCTTTCAATCCTTTCAAGTTGGATGTTTGGTAATTGTTGGGAACCCATGATTCCCTTTTCTGGGTCTAATTTTAAATAGACAAAATTGTCTCCATACTTGCAAGTATTTCTTGTCCACATAGGTAGATTAGTATTGATATCCAATCTGTTATTGAACAAGTCTGCAAGAATTGATTTAATTCGTTTACTCTCAGAGTATATCTGTAATATAAATCCATCTTCATTTGCGGTTGTTGATTCTTCGGCATATATGTCAAGTGCTGCAGAAATTTCAGGAGTATATTCCATACTCTCATAGTCATAATACGCAGCCAATCTTGTTGGTTGATAATAAACGGCTTGAGTATATAAATTACTTTCAACTTTGGTCCATTGTTGACCCAAATAAAGTGATTGTTGAGCTTGAAGTTTTTCTCTATCGTACTCTTGTTTATCGGTTGTTTTAAGTAATTCTTTTTTGTCGAATTTATAAACAGGAGCTTGCTGGTCCAAAGTTGAGTCGGGACCAAAAACTTTACCAAGTCTCTGCCAAATCGTTAAATTATTTTCTGCCATTATACTCTTATTAATAATACGTTCATTCTTCAATAAAGAAATAAATATTTATCTACCGAATAACCATAAATACTTCTGATAATCACTTTGTGTAGGTTGACCAAACTTTTGATTGTCCCTTCCGTAGTTCCCCATTGATATTCCTGGATTGAAGTCTTTCATTGAACCTTTTACCGGTGTTTCATTTACCGTCCAACTTTCCACCATGGCTTTTGTTGTTTCTGTTACTTTTTCCAATTGTGAGAATGAAGTCTCACCAACATAGATTGCCATCGCACAAGACATGATAAGGTCGTCGTGTTGTCCCTTAAGGTGGTCAGGCCTACCATTCACGTAAACAAAAGTGTTTAATTCATTTAACAAACGACTTGACCTAATATGAAATCCATGTCTTAATGCTTCTTCAAACGCAGCAACAATCTGAACTCTTTTTGAGTTAAAATTTATTCCCGGAATTTTTTCCATTGCCTTTGGGTCGTATTTCCACTTATCGGCAACATTCACACCATCAACGTATAAATTTTTATAACCAAGTTCTTGTAATTTTCTTGATGTGGATACACCCATACCACCTGTTATATCAATAACAACAAACGCATTATACATTAC